GATCATGCTATTACTATAGCTAATGTACAAACCTTGGTTAAACACCGCGACAAGCTAAGCAAAGAATTTGGAACAGTAATCTTAGATGAAGCACATCACTGCCCAGCAACAACATTTTCAGAAATTATCGACGCTTTTCACAGTAGATTTCGCATTGCTCTGTCAGGAACAATGCAGCGCAAAGACGGCAAACACGTTATATTTCAAGACTATTTTGGCCATCATGTTATCAAACCTCCACAAAGTCATACACTGGCCCCGACGATCCGGTTGGTCAATACTGGAATCATGCTTAAGCCAGGAGCTGCGTGGACGGATAAAATAACACATCTTTGCGGTCTAGAAAACTATCAACAGTTTATAGCCGGAGTAGCTCAGCAAGAAATTGCTGAAGGCCATCAAGTATTAATTATTGCAGACAGAGTAGATTTTCTTAAAAAGGTAAATGATTATGTCGGAGAAACTTGTGTGTTGGTTACTGGCGAAACCGGATTTGAGCAACGTCAAGAAATCAAGCAACAACTACTTGACCGCAAAAAGATGTGTATTGCTGGTAGCAGACAAATCTTTTCAGAAGGCATCTCAATCAACTCACTCAGCTGCGTTATCCTCGCAGTACCAATAAGCAATGAAAGTTTACTAGAGCAAATTATTGGTCGAATACAGCGACAACATCCAGACAAACTAACACCGCTAGTTATTGATATGCAATTTAGTGGCAGAGGCGACAAGCGACAAAATACTGTTAGGTTAGGATTCTACCTTAGAAAAGGTTGGACTATAGAAACGGTATAAAAATTTAGGCTTGCAAAACGCTGTCTAACGTGATATAATATATTTTCATTCAGTAAAAATGATATTTTTCTTTAATTTGCAGAAGCTAGAACAAGCAACTAACTTAAATGATGTATACTTAGTTACTGCATTGTACAAGGCATTTAAGGGACAACAAATTCCTAAAAATGCTAAAGAAAAATATAAACCAATTGCTGGTATTGTACCCGGCGATAGTTACTTATTAAATGCTCCACTACTGTTTGAAGATAAAACAACTGATGTAGTATTTAAGGCACAGTATATAAGGCTAGCAGGACGACGAAACTATTTAGCATATAAAGTCTTACGAGAAAAACACCTTGACTTAACCTTATACCCAGACTTAAATATAGCTACAATTAAGCACAATCCGCTTTTAATTATTGAAAACAAACACTTAAAATTCGTTTACGAGGAAACAAATGGCACTCTCATTTAAGCAAACCAAAGGCAAAGCACAAAAATCTAGCGTAGAATCCTACGAGTACAAAGACGGAGAAAACTCTGTTCGTTTAATCGGCGGTGTTCTGCCTCGATACATCTACTGGGTAAAAGGCACTAATAACAAAGATATTCCGATTGAGTGCTTGGCATTTAATCGTGAAAAAGAAAAGTTTGATAATCTGGAAAAAGATCATGTTCCAGATCACTATCCTGACCTTAAGTGCTCGTGGAGTTATGCAGTTAACTGCATTGATCCTCGTGATGGCAAAGTCAAAGTTCTGAATCTTAAGAAAAAGCTGTTTGAACAAATTCTGACTGCAGCTGAAGATTTGGGCGATCCTACTGACTATGATACTGGTTGGGATGTAGTGTTTAAGCGTACTAAAACTGGCCCACTGGCATTTAATGTTGAGTATACGCTTCAAGTGCTTCGTTGCAAAGTTCGCGCACTGTCTGATCAAGAGCGTGAGCTGGCCGATAAAGCACAAACTATTGATGAAAAATATCCCCGCCCAACCGCTGACGAAGTTAAAGCTCTGATTGAAAAACTTCAAAAAGGTCTTGAAGAAGAAGCAGAGTCACAAACTGACAGTGAGCGCGAAGCAGTCAAAGACTTAGCCTAAAAATAAGCCTGCTAGACTCTGTTTAGCAGGCTTTCTTATCTTATGAAACTATTATTTACAGCAGACATTCATATTAAACTTGGGCAAAAGAATGTGCCCATAGACTGGGCTAAGAATAGATTCAATTTATTTGTGGAACAGTTTGCTGAAATGCAAACTCTAGCAGACTTTGTAGTAATTGGCGGAGATGTTTTTGACAGACTGCCAACTATGGACGAAGTTGAGTTATACTTTGACTTAGTAGCCAGTCTAACAAAACCTGCCGTTATTTACAGCGGCAACCATGAAATGGTTAAAAAAGACACTACCTTTTTAACCTATCTTAAACGTGCCACTAATCGGTTAAATAAACTAGTTACAGTTTGTGACGATTATCGCAGTGATATTTTAGGTGGCGCAATAGACATTATTCCCTACAATAAACTGCGAGATTTTCAAGACAACTACAGCACACTAGACTTTCACGGTAACATTTTGCTTACTCATGTGCGCGGAAACATTCCGCCTCATGTAAAAAGCGAAATTCCACTAGAGTTATTAGATCGCTGGCAGATAGTATTGGCTGGAGACTTACACAGTTATGAAAACAGTCAAAGAAATATTCTTTATCCTGGCAGTCCTTATACTACTAGCTTTCACCGCAATGAGGTGGATACCGGAGCCATCTTACTTGATCTCGACAGTCTGGAGCATCAGTGGCTAAAGTTTAACTTGCCACAGCTTATCAAAAAGACTGTGGGAGTTAGTGACCCTAAACCGCAGACAACTTGGCATCATACCATTTATGAAATTGAGGGTAATTTGCACGAGTTGAGTCAACTAGAAGATTCGGAACTAATTGACAAAAAAGTAGTAAAGCGTGCTCAAGAAACTCAGCTTATTCTTGACCCTAATCTTACCATAGCCGAAGAAGTCAGAGAGTACTTAACTTATATACTTACTCTACCTGACGAAACTATACAACAAGTCTTAGAGGAGTACTACAACAATGCCGACAAACTTACAGCTTAGTGATGTTCAAGTATGGACTCTATCAAATTGTAGTGCTTGTGAAAGTGCAAAACAGTTGCTAGACGAGCACGGCGTTAGTTATGAAACTAAAAGTCTAGACGATCCTGAAACCAAAGAACTGTTCTTTATGCGGTTTCCAAATATACGCAGTGTTCCTCAAATTAGCATTGCAGGAACCAGAATTGGTGGGCTAAAAGAATTGAAAAAGTACATAGATGATAACACTAAAACAACTGAAGTGGTCTAACTGTTTTAGTTACGGCCCTAATAATCGTATAAATTTTTTACAGGCCCCGCTGTTACAGCTAGTAGGCAAAAACGGTCACGGCAAAAGCAGCATTGCGCTAATACTCGAAGAAGTTTTGTACAATAAAAATTCTAAGGGTATTAAAAAAGCAGATATTCTTAATCGTTACAGCAAAGACAACTACTATCAAATTGAACTTGAATTTGCCAAAGACACAGACGAGTACAAGATTGAAGTTCGCAGAGGCACTCAGCAAACAGTTCGCTTATACAAAAATTCTGAGGATATTAGTGGGCACACGGCAACTACTACCTATAAACTAATTGAACAAATTATAGGCATAGATCACAAAACATTTGCTCAAGTAGTTTATCAGTCTCATGCCGGCAGCTTGGAGTTTTTGACTAGTGCAGACACGGCTAGAAAAAAGTTTCTTATTGAACTCCTAAACCTTGGTCGTTACACAGAAACCGGCGAAACTTTTAAGCGGCTAGCACAAGACTTAACCAACTTAGTAAGTGCAGCAGAAGCCAAAGTTAAAACTATTGAGGACTGGATTGCAAAGTACAGCACTCAAAACTTAACTGTTCGCCCACTGCTAACCGTGCCGCAACTAGATTCAAAACTGGTTGACGAAAGTACAAAATTAGCACAAACTATTCAGGGTATTGCTCAAGAAAACAAGCGCATTACTCAGAATAATACTTACAAGCGACTGCAAGCTGCAATTAAGGTATTGCCAGTTCCAAATAAGCCCGAGCAAGACACCCAGCCACTAGTAATTAGTAGAGCTGAGCACGATAAAGCAGCAGCAGATGCTGCTAAACTAATTAAAAAGCTACAGGCATTAGGCGCACAAGCAGAGTGTCCTACTTGTGCTCAGCATATTGAT